CAACCACTCACAAACGCAAACCATGAGAAGTATGTGCTCGCAAGAGTTGCTGGCAAGAGCCAGCGACAGGCAATGCTGGAAGCTTATCCTCACCGCTCAAAGTGGAAGCCAGATACTGTTGACCAAGCTGCTTGCAGACTTGAAGCTGACAGCAAGATAAAAGCAAGGCTTCAAGACCTCCAGGAACGCGCTTCAAAGAAGGTAACCATCACCCGCACTCAAGTCTTAAATGGCATGGGTAAGACGTTTGCAATGGCGCAAGAGTCTATTGCAGACTCAGGCGTGAATCAGACTGCAGTCACTGCCATCTCAAGCATTGGCAGAACTCTTTTAGACGCAATCCCAGAAGATGTGGAAGAAGAAGAGAAGCCATTCGTGGCAGACTTCGCCCTTCTCTTAGCACCGCCGTTTCTCTCACTGCACCGTGCAATAGCACAGGATGTGGGAGGTGAATGGTGGCTAAGGGGAGGGCGTTTTTCTTTGAAGAGCTCCACGGTCTCTCTAGAGATCATGCAAGGACTTATGGAGCACAAGGACCGCTCGGCATTCATCATGCCCAAGATTGGCAAGGATATCGGTGACGGTGTCTTTGAGCAAATGCTCTGGGCGATTGACAAGCTGAACATCCGTGACGAATGGAGAGCATCTAAGAGCCCATACAAACTCACACGCCCCGCAACTGGTCAAGTCATTACCTTCCGTGGTGGTGACCATACGCAGAAGACCAAAGCAATCAAGGCACCAAATGGCACGTACTACGCCTATCAGTGGTTCTCAGAGGTAGACCAGTTCAATGGCTGGGGAGAACTCAGAACCGTTATGCAGTCTGTCACTCGTGACGCTCCGGAAGGCTCTGTGTACTTCCGCTTCTTTGACCACAATCCCCCACGCTCTCGCGATGCTTGGGTAAATGAGCATGTCTCTACGATGCTCTCGACTCACCCAGAGCGCGTCATTGAGTCAAGCTACTTGGATGTGCCACATGAGTGGATACCAGAGCAAGTACGCAAGGACGCTGAAGCACTCAAGGAGCTTGACGAGGAAGCATATCGCCATGAATGGTTAGGTGAGCAGGTTGGCTTTGGCTCTGAGGTCTTTACCCGTGTTGAGGTGAGAGACATCACACACGCAGAGCGCAAAAAGCTGGAGTACCACTATTACGGCGTTGACTGGGGATTCTCACAGGATCCATTCGCTTGGGTGAAGATTGCTTATGACGCAAAGACCCGCACGCTCTACATCCTGGACGAGTTCGTCAAGTGTGGACTCTCTAACCAAGATACCGCTGAGCTTGTAAGTGAGAAGCTAGGCAACGCGCTCAAAGACGGTGAAGACGTTATTGAAGACGCTGAGCCCTATGCAACGGTGTGGTGTGACTCTGCAGAGCCAAAAAGTATTGCTGACTTTAAGGCTAATGGCATTAACGCTCGCGGTGCGCTTAAGACAGGGGCGCACAACATCCACAACTCAATCAAGTGGCTGCAATACCGCTCAAAGATTGTCATCGACTCCAGCTGTACCACTGCAGCACGAGAGTTCAGCAATTACTCATATGTGATGACAAAGGACAACCAGCTCACAGGGCAGTTACCAGACGCTGACAACCACACTATCGACGCTGTGCGTTATGCGTGTATGACGCTTATCAATGACAGAAGCTTGACGTAAGAGAAGGGGTCTCACCTTGTCAAAGATTACTATCCAAAAGCCAGATTGGGCACTCAGATACCTGAAGAAGCGTAAGTTTACGCCGGACACCTCAATGGACAAGTTCCAGCAGCTGTGGTGGGGCTGGTTCACGCATGATAATGAGTACTACAAGCAGCCTTACATCATCAACAATGGTGCTGACTCATATGACAGGCTCTCAATCAGTCCGGCTTCAATGGTTGCAAGTGAGATTCCAAGTCTGATCATGAACGAAGGCACAATACTTTCAAGCTCTGAAGATGCAGTGAATGACTGGCTAGAGCGCACTATCCCCAACTTTGTTGATGAGCAAGCAGAGTTTATCAGCACTGTGTTTGCGCTCGGTGTTGGCGCATGGGTAGCCAACTTCCACGGGTACGAAGGCAACGTCTCAACCAGCATTGACTCTATGAAAGCGTGGCAGATTATTCCACTTTTGGGTGATGGCTGCGCATTCATCTCCAAGGTGACCGTTGGCTCAAAGATGTATGACCAGCTGCAGCTTAGATACTTCAATCAAGAGAGCCAGTCCCATGTAATCGAGACACTTCTCTTTAACTCGCAGAACCGCATTAACCCTGTTGAGGTTGAAGGCATTACAGGCTTTGTGGATACCAAGCAGCCACTGCCAACCTATGCGCTTGTAAAGCCAGCTAAGTACAACGCTCATGACGAGCTCACACCTCTTGGCGCGTCTGTAATTGAAGACATCTGCGACTCTTGCAGGCTGGTAGATGAAGCATTCAATCAGATGTATTGGCAGGTTAGAGTCTCACTGCCAAAGATGGTTGTAGATGAGCAAGCCATTGTGCGTGATAGCAAGGGTGAAGCCAAGTTTGTAAACACAATGGACCAGATTATGTTTGCGCCAATCTCTGCTGGCATTAGCGCAGAGTCACCTATGACGGTCTACAACCCTGACACGCACATTGATGATATGGTTACCGCATTCAACAATGCTCTTGCTGTTCTAGGCTTTAGAACTGGCTTTGGTGCTGGATACTGGTCATTCACACTTGGACAGGGACTCAAGACGGCAACAGAGGTTGTAAGCACTAACGCAACGCTTATCAGAACCATCAGAAAGCATGAGCATTCTATTGAGAACTCGGTAAGAGATTTTGTCCAGGGTGCGTTTGCTGCTGAGTGCGCCATGAACGGCTACAAGGTAGACGAGCCTGTGCCTGTTGACATTCTGTGGGATGACTCGGTTATCTCAGATGACAAAGCAGACCGCGACATGATGAAGGATGACATTGCGCGGGGTCTTTGTCCTAAGTGGAAGTATCTCGTCAAGTATCAAGGCATGAGTGAGGAAGACGCAAAAGCATTTACCAGCGAGACTGGCGGTGTCGCACTTGACGCAGACCTTGGTGAGTAACCGTGAAACCGACTGAAGAAATCGCTGTGCGTCTCGTAGGAGGCGCACAGTCTGCTTATGTACAGGAACTCTCATACTTCTTTCTGAACCTGCTTGATGAGGTAGTACGTACTAATGGCGCAGTTATCAGAGGAAGAGAGATTGCAGACTTTGAGCGTCTCTCTCGGCTCTCTCGTGAGGAAGCTCTGGCGATCTATTACAAGTACCGCCCATCCATTGACAAGCAGACACGTGAGGTCTTGAAGGATGCGCTTAAAAAGACTGATGATGCGCTTGTAGGGCAGTTTGTACGAGCGATGGGCTCACGCCGTCACATGACCAATCTAGCAACTATCATCGCTGCTCAGACGGCACAGGGCATGAATGAGGTCCTTGAGCGTCAAAACATTGCTCTTGCTAAAGACCAAGCAGCGCTTTGGTATGACGTAACTGCTGAAGCAATCGCACGCCATCAAGCAGGAGAACCAACACGAGTAGTCATGGAGCGTAGCGTTACAAGGCTTGCTAACTCAGGACTAGAGACGATTGACTACATCAGCGGTACAAAGACAACGATTGACGCAGCCCTAAGACGCCATATTGTCTCCCAGGCTAACCAAGCGAGAAACCGCCTTCTTATGCAACGTATGGATGAGTGGGAATGGGACTTGGTCTTTGTTGACGCACACTTTGGAGCGCGTCCAAGTCATGCTGAATGGCAAGGCAAAGTGTACTCAAGAAGTGGTAGGAGTACTGAGTACCCATCTCTTGTCGAGTCTACCGGATACGGTACCGTGACAGGACTTTGCGGCGCAAATTGTTACCATTCCATGGTGCCTTATGTCCCCGGGTTATCTCAGTTGCCCGACACCGACTTTGAATCTCAAGAAAAGCTTGTTGGCATGACTAGTGACGAGTACTACGCAGCCACGCAGAAACAGCGTAGATATGAGCGTCTCATCAGAAGTCAAAAAAGAGAGATCTCTTACCTTCAAGAGGTGAGAGCGGACGCGGTAAAGCAGCGCATTAGACTTGGTGAGCTGCAAGACAAGCTGCGCCAGTTCACACATGACAATCACCTACGCCGTGACTATGAGCGTGAGCGTGCCTGGGCAGTAAGCAAACAACCAAGACCGTTGAAGCGAACTGACTTTAGAAACACAAGAAAGCCAATGTCTAGAGTGAACTCTTGGTCACAAACTACAGATGTTGTGTCTAAATCAGACTTTATGAAATGCGCCACATTCAAAGACCTGCAAAAGGCTGTTGAAGAAAAGTATGGCTTTTATATAGACAAAGCACTGGAGAAGGACTTCTTTGAATACACGCGTGGTTTGTGTGCTGGAATAGACGATGCTTTGACTAAATTCCCGCAGCTAAAAAAGATAATGGGCAATATAAAAATGGATTCAGCGATACGGAAAACAAGTGCTCAAACAGATGTGTGGGGAACAATCTATGTCAATTCAAAGATGCTTAAGGCTGCATCAAAAACGCCGTGTAGCGATGGCAGACACGAAGCGGGTCATCTTGTAGAAGCAATGCTGTCTCAATATGACGAGAAAGAATTTATGAGTGCAAAGCATTCAAAGAGAATCATTACGAGAGCACTGCGAAATTACAATAAAGAGTATCCTGAAAACACCTATTCAGCTGAGAAATTGGTATATAATACTATTAGTTCATATCCAGCTTTTGCATCATTAGGTCACGAGAAAAGATATGCAACAAAGATGTTTTATAGCGAGTCATTGGCTGAGAGTGTAAGAATAGCTGTTGAAACGGAACAGATAGACCCAGATTCATTCTTGTCATTTATTGTTGAATCAATTTTTAAGGAGATTGAATAATGACTATATTACCTGATAGACCGTTTCTTAAGTCATTACTTGATAAATATGATTTTAGTTATGTTTTGGAACACTTTTTTGACGACAATGGTGTAAAAGACTCTGCTCCAGAAGAATTAAAGGCTGAATTCAAAGGTGTTGAATTCAAAGGTTATCCAGAAAATGGTCGTCTTTAATTACATAAGGCAAAGCTTGACTAGTAACCTCTAACCCCGCTACAAGCGGGGTTTTCTTTTAGCTGTTAACACTCACAGACAATTCTTTCAGCGCAGGAAAAGGACCT